TTATTTTATGCTGCCCATAAAAGCTGCTGTGACATTTTCCCCTACCTCGTCTTTTATGTGGGTGTATTGGCTAGTCATGTAATTATTTGAATGACCTAAAGCCGCTGCCATATGCTCGATTGGGACACCGGCTATTTGGCCCTGTGTAGCAAAAAAGTGCCTCATCATGTGCGGAGTAAAATGAACGTCGCAATTTTTATTAATTTTTTTAAATAAGCAGTAGATGTAATGGCTACCGATTGGTTTTCCTACAAAAGATGGCTTTACTTTTTCGTCGTCTCCTAAAAATAGGAAATCAGCCTTATTTAAGATGCGATCGTTGCACACGGCTATTTTGATAGAAGTATCAATAGCTTTTTTTAGCAGTTGTGATGTCTCAAAATCTAAATACACATATCGTTCCGAATAAGCTGTCTTTAGGCCTCCGCCATCTTTTCTACCTCTTGTCCTTGATTCGTCTATCTTTACGACCGCACAATCTTTATCATTAAAAGTTATATTCCCTAATTTTATGCCAGCTACCTCGCTTCTACGCAATCCAAGATATGTTATCCTAACCATTGCGTAGTCATAATCATCAAGCATTTTTCTGGCAACTTTATCCCAAGCTTTAAATTCTTGCATTGATCTACGTTTGTTGATAGGTTTTATTTCGCTATCGCCAATGTCAATAAATTTGATGATATTATCGTCTAGCATTTTATTTTTGACAGCATGATTTAACATAATACTAAAAACATCATATATGTGCTTTACTGTACTTCTTGAGTTGGTATTGAGCAGATTGTTAATGTAGTTTTCGTATTCTATACGGTTTATAGCATTCATTTTTTTATTGCCAAACTTTGGGCTGATGTGATTTTTAAAGATATTAGTGCGCTCAACGTATGTGTCAGGAGACCACACTCCAGCTTTTAATCTATTATCAACGTATATATCCCAGTATTCATCAACAGTCAAATTTTTATTATAAGCAAATTCATTGTTTTCTATTTTTCGCTCAATTTCAGCTAGCAACAAACGAGCTTCTTGTATCGTTTTTATGCCACTTTCAGTGGCCTCCTTTTTTTCTCCGTTCAAGTAATAGCCTCTACGGATATAGTATCGCTTACCTTTCAAAGTAATGTACCAAAATATGTTTGGGTATTTTGTTTTATTGTATTTCATTCTTAAATCCTTTCTTTTTTGACTTTTGGACGAGATCAGTTGAAAGGATATTGGCATCACCTCCTAAAAATGGTATAATTAGGTACAATAAAACGACCTTTTTAATGGTTGTTTTATGTTTTTGGATAGCCCTCACGCTTAGACCGCCAAGTTTGAAAGCGTGGGGCTTTTTTATTCTTAAATGACTACATCTTTTTTAATTGACTCATAGTATTGTTCTGCAACAGCTAAATCTGTAAAATGTACAGTATTATTATGTTCTTTAAGAACAACTTCCTTAATTTCTTGAAGATCTACCTTAAAGAATTCTTTCCGTGGATTAACTTTATTAACTTCTTTATTCCGGAAGTAGTTGTGGAGTGTGCTTTCGAGTGCTGGTGCATCTTCACTAAAAATTAAAGCATGAACGTCAAATGGAAAAGGAACAGAAGCGCTGCTAAGTTCGTTGACTCTATCCATCGGCTCTAACCGTCTAGTCATGCCGATTTTATATACATTTTCCCCAAACGATCCAATATTAGAGATGATATAAACATAACCTGCTCGGGTGTTAGATTCACGCTTAAGCACATCCTCTTTATCTTTTTCAAGCTCCTTGATTTTATCTTCAAGCTCTTTAATTTTATCTGCATAGATTTGTTGTTCAATTTCGTTTTGAGCGCCATTTAGATATTTGAGCAGTTTAGACATTTCGTTATTGAATTGTCTTTCTTCTTTCTTGAGTTTAGCTTTGGCTTGTTGGATCTCTTTTTCGGCTTTTTGCTGCTCTCTAATTTCTTCTTTTTGTGCTTTTAGCAATTCTTTTTCAATTTCAATCTGCTTTTGGTATTTGTATAATATGTCAAGTTGTTTTAATTTTGATGTAAGTAATTCTTTGCTGATTTTTACACCATCAATTTCAAATAGCTTGTTTAGTGTTTCAAATGTTTTAGCGAGTTTATTTCTGTATGTATCTACATTTTTTATCGTTATATTTGATAAATAATAATCAGATTCTGCATTAAAAGCACGTAGCAGTTGTTTAGACTGTTTGGCTATATTGACTTTCGTTGTGGCTCCGAGACTATTTACGGCAATGCCAAGCTTTATTAATTCCTTTTCGTTTAACTGCACAATAGAAAGTTCATTTTTGATTTCGTTAGAAGTGACATTGTCTGTAAAATCAACAGTTGTCTGAGATAGCAAAGATTTGTCGCTGTTTTCCTCTATAAAAAACTCTATTTCTTTTTTTTGAGAACTTAGCGACTTTATATCATTTTCTAGGTTTTGTTTCTTTGCTTCTCCGCTCGATACTAATGTATTGAATTTTTTTACAGCCTCCTCTTCAGTTTTTATAGCTATCTTACTAGCTTCGTTTTTTATTTCTGCTGCTCTCTCGTATGCATCGTTTTTGATAGCAGAGGCTTCAATTTCGCTCTCTTTTATCTCATTCCATTTTTTCTGTTGTGAAGGTGTTAGATTGGGATACGTTTTTTGCCTTTGTAAAAATAACCCCAGTCCAAACAAGATTGAAATACCATACGTGAAGGGGTACAATAAAATTATAATTAGAATAAACCAAAACCTAAAATAAAACGGCAATCCATCTGATTTCTTCATTTTCAAATCCTTTCTTAACTACCTGATACGATCTTATAAAATTCGTCTTGTATCATCTTTTGCCCCCACGTTGTCGATATTTGATATGTCGTAGCAAACTGTAACCAATTAAAATCAACGACATCGTGGGATGACAAGTAATTCTTGATCAATTCCCTAATCATAAATCTATCGGCTTGATTTTCATATTTTAGTAGCAATCTTTGATATTGCTTAGGATCGTGTTCGATATGGCCCAGCTCATGTAAAATAACTTTTTCTTTTTCTATTTGTGATAGATTTTGATTGACATAAATTATCCTAAGGTCAGGATAGTAAAACCCTGACCTTTCCCACATTGTGTCGGGAAACTCGAATAACTTTATGTTGTACTTACTAAGCATCTCATTTATCTTCACCATTCCCTACTCCTAAAGATATTTTAATAATAGCTTCAATTTTCTCTACGTCTTTGTCAGACAAAGGTTTGCCGTCGAACATCACAACCTTTTCGCGTAGATTAGATAGGTCAATAGTGGCCTGCCAATCAGTTTTTTCTTCAGCAAAACTTTCTGGGTTAATTCCAAGAATATCACATATTTTAAAAATAGTTTCTGCTTTTGCATTCATCACACCGCGCTCTAAAATGGAGCGCATTGTTGTGTATGGGATATCATTTTCAATAGCAAAAGCCCTAACGCTATTATATCTACTTTCGATAATCCTCTTTAAATCTTTTTCATCCATTTTTTTAATTTCCTTTTTTCTTTTTCTACTATATAATAACATACGAAAAATCATATATAATTAAATCAAGCTTAAGGAAACGACAGCTTTTTAAAATAAAATAATATACGAAAAATCGTATTGGAAAGGAATGATATGAAAAACATTGAACACATTCGAAAAGAAAAAGGTGTTTCATTGGTTGATATTGCCGACTGTTTACGGTTGAAATCTCAAACAGTTCGAGAAAAAATTAACGGTGACTCTGATTTTAAATTTGGTGAAGCATTGAAAGTTCAACAAACTTTTTTTCCAGAATTTGATATCGTCTATCTTTTTAAAGAGCGTAAAGAATCATCTGTAGGATGATATACGAAAATTCGTAGAAAGGAAATTATGAATCATCTAATTAACGTAACACTAAACGAAAATCAAGAACCAGTAGTAAGTGCAAGAGACTTACATAAAGAATTAAAAGTCAAAACTCGTTTTAGTGAGTGGGTAAAACAAAACTTTAAAATTCTTGAAGAAGGATATGATTTTACAAGTGTAGTTGGAACTACGGTTGTAAATAATGGGGCTGTCAGAGAAATCCAAGACTACGCTCTCTCACTTGATGCTGCCAAAAATTTGGCAATGGTATCCAAGACTGACAAAGGCAAAGAAGTCCGTAAATACTTCATCCAGGTTGAAAAAGATTTCAACAGTCCCGAGAAAATTATGGCAAGGGCGTTGCTGATGGCGGACAAGAAAGTGCATAAATTAGAGGCTCAGATTGAGGCAGACCGTCCAAAGGTGCTATTTGCTGATGCGGTTGAGGCTAGTGAGACATCTATCTTGATTGGTGATTTTGCTAAAATCTTACGTCAGAATGGTTATAACATCGGTCAAAATCGCTTATTCGCTTGGTTGCGTGAGAATGGCTTCCTGATTCGTAAAAATGGCGAGAGCTACAACATGCCGACACAACGAAGCATGGACATGAAGCTGTTCGAAGTCAAGGAACGGACGCACCAGGAGCCAAATGGCAGTATCCGTATCAGCAAAACTACCAAGATGACAGGTAGAGGCCAGCAGTATTTTATTAATAAATTTTTAAATGAGAAAGTGGGGTAGAGCATGAGACCAAAACGATACCCATATAGCGGGAAGAAAAACAGAAAAGCAAAAGACATCAGCTTGAGACTGATGTCTAAAGAGGAATTATCTGATTTTAGTCGTCAGATTGCTGAAGCCACTCGTGATAATGTCGAACCATTTCGAGAGCCGCAAAGTATGATGAGCTAAGTATTAACTTTGCAAGGTTTACAGATTCCCCTTCGCTTTCTTTCGCATATCTATTGTAATGGTACTCAATAACTTCCAGAATTTCTTCGGTTTTACCATTGCTTAGAGATTGGGCGAAATTGTTGAAATCTTTAGCCATATAATCACCTCCCTTCGAGATGATTATAACAAAAAAGTCCGACGGCGATCGGACTCAAAACAAACTTAATTTACTTCATTATACCACAAGGAGGCAACTATGGACAATATCTTAATGAGTTTGTCCGACTGGATAAAAGAATTTATTGAAAAAACAGTTAACAGATTAGTCCAAATGAAGTTAGACGAACTCAATGCAGAGTTATGGACTAGAGAAAAAGTAGCGGAGAGGCTTAACATGAGCCCCAGCACTTTTGACAAATACTACAGACGCGACAAAAATTTTCCAAAGGAATTGCCAGCTGTCCGTTGGAAAAAAGCTGAAATCATAGCTTGGCTAAATAACAAATAAGACTTTTGGACGAGATCGAGGAGAAATAACATGAAACTATTAGATTTTATTTTTACAAAACCAAAAAAAACAGAAAAAATCAAAATGGACGATTGAAAATAACGGCTGGGAAGCTAATGCACGTAGATATAACCAAAAGCACGGTTTACCTGCTAAACAAATTTAGTAGGAGACGCATAACATGAATAGAATAAAAGAGTTACGCAAAAAAAAGGCTTGACTCAGCAAGATCTTGCAGAAGAAATATACGTGCATTACAGGACGATCCAACGCTGGGAAAATGAACACAAAATAGCGCTTGATCAAGCGCAATTACTAGCAGATTATTTTGATGTATCAGTTGCTTACTTACTCGGATATAGCGATACTACAAAAGATAACAAAGATTTTATCACAATATCTGTCAAAGAGTACAATGAGCTTAAAAACCGATCAGATGCTTTAGATGGAATTATTGAGACGTTAAAAGATAAGAAATGTGAAAGCTATTTTTGAAGAAGGGAGATAAATGGCAGATAACAAAAAGTATTACTACTTAAAATTAAAGGAAAATTTCTTTGAAAGTGATGAAGCAATCATTTTAGAAAGTATGCCTGACGGCTATATCTATAGCAATATTTTGCTCAAGTTATATCTAAGAAGTTTAAAAAATGATGGCTTATTAATGTTTAACAATCTTATTCCTTACAACGCACAAATGCTTGCCACAATTACAAGGCATCAGATTGGCACTGTCGAAAAGGCCATTCAAATTTTTAGAGACCTACAATTAATTGAAATTCTTGATAATGGTGCGATATATATGACAAATATTCAAAATTTTGTTGGTAAATCAAGCACAGATGCTGACAGAAAAAGAATTGAATATGCAAAGACTAAACAACTTGAACAAATCTCCATGAAATGTGCGGAGAAATCTCCACCAGAGATAGAGATAGAGTTAGATAAAGAGAGAGAGTTAGATAAAGAGAGAGAGTTAGATAAAGAGAAAGAATATAATGTCGAGCAAAGCACGACTGAATATAATTTCCCAAGTTGGCTTGAATCTGAATATGTCGAACAAGTCAAAAAAGGTAATCCTAAGAATTTTGATTACAGAATTCCGATAGCATATCTAAATCAAAAGACGAATTCTAACTATAAGTTTGTTGATAGTAACACTAATCTTGTTAAGTCGAGGTTAAAAGATAAGTACACGCTAGATGATTTTAAAATTGTAATAGACAAAAAAACTGCTGAATGGGGTAAAGATGCTGATTGGAGCAAGTATCTTAGGCCATCAACGTTATTTAACGCTAGCAAGTTTGAGAGTTATCTTAATCAGCCAGAAGTTGCTAAAAGTGATTATTACCAGAAGCAGCAAGGACAACGATTTTCGCAAGCTGAGTTAGACGAGCTTAAAAAACCAGATCCGAAATATGGGTTTTAGGAGGTATCTATGGCTTTTGGTTTAATGACGAGAGAAAGCATGCTTGCTAGTGGCGTTATTAGAGATACTGGAAAAACATGCGAAAAGCACGAGATGCCAATTTATGCTAGGAAAATGCCAAATCATGGCAATAGAGAAACAGAATTTTGTTGGCAATGTACAACAGAGTATATCCAAACGAAAAGTAATGCGGTTGACATTGCGTACAACAACCAGTCGTTGCTAGCTAAGGGTTATAACGTGTTTTATAAAGAGAGCGTTTTATCAAAGGAAATTGCTAGTGCTACGTTGAAAAACTACAAGGAACATAGTGCTATAGATACACAAGCGCTAAACTATGCCAAACGAATCACCAGAGATTATGTTAAAGGAATGGAAGGTAACTCCCTCTTACAAGGACCTCCAGGAGTTGGCAAGAGCCACTTGTCTATGAGTATTGCTAAAAATATTAACGAGATGTTTAAATCTTACAATCAATCAAAGAGTGTGATATTTGTTTCAGTACCTTTGTTGTCCGCATTAGTCAAAGATACATTTGATTATGACGATAAAAAAATAGCAAATATTCGCAAGAAAGAATGTCAAAGCTTCTCATCAATTGTGATTATCTGATACTTGATGACTTAGGCAAGGAGTCAACCATAGGTAACACCATTAAATCTGCTAGCGGTTGGGCATATACGTTTTTATTTAATATTTTGGATAATCGGACAAATACTATCATTAATACAAATTTTAGTAGAGCTGAGCTTATGAAAATTTACGATGCTGCTTTTGTCGATCGCATAATCAAAGGTGCAAAAAACAATATTTTTAAATATCCAGATAATGCAGAAAGTAAGAGGTTCTGATGGAATTGACACTAACAACATTTTTCGGGCTATCTGAGGAACATGCGGCAAAAATCATGGCGCTAGATGAAGATGTTCGAACAAAGAAAATTGAAGAATTAAGAGCATGGAGAGAGTGCTCAAAAATCACGTTTTGAAGGGGGAATTATGGGATTACTAAATCATTTAACAGACTTAGAAAAGCGAGTGTTTTGCTTTATCCCCATTGGGGCAGAGCGAAAAGTGTCTAATCAAGACATCCAGAAAGCTATTGGGATATCCGACAGAGATGTCAGACAGACAATCTATGATTTAGTCCAAAAGGGTATACCCGTTGTCGCTAGCAAAAAGAAGCACGGCGGATATTTTATCGCCACCACAGAAGAGGAGCGTCAAGAAGGGCTTAGAGCTAATAAAAGTCAAGTTAATTCAGAAGTGAAACGAATTAAAGCAGTTGAAGGTGTTGATCTAGATGAATTCGTAGAAATAGCTAACGAGGTGCGAAATGGTTGGAATCAGAATTAACGGTGAGCTCGTAACCTTTGACAGCAATTTTAGAGATGCGCTTATCTTTACGATTGACTGTCTTAGAGGCAGCGAAGAACCTACGCTAAAACAGACTTATCAAACCTTTAAAGACTACACAGACGAAGACTTGATGGACTACATCGAGACGGAATTTGATGTATGGCCAGAGCTAATCGTTAATCGCAAGATTGACAGCAAGTGGTCCACTAAACAACACATTTTGGATGATTAAAATACAGAAAGAGGAAATAACATGGCTTATTTATATGAACTTGAGGGAATCGCCGCTTATCTGGAAAGTTTAGATTTAGACGACGAAACCTTTCAAAATACGCTTGACAGCATTGATTTTCAATCAGACTTAGAAAATACCATTGAGTATTTTGTCAAAATGTTAAAAAATGCTCAAGCTGACGTCGAAATGTATAAAGCCGAAAAAGAAGCTTTTTACAAAAAGCAAAAGCAAGCAGAAGCAAAAGTGGAAAAATACAAAGAGACAATCAGGCGTGCAATGGAATTGAGCCAAAAGAAAAAAGTTGACGCTGGAATGTTTAAGGTGTCTTTGCGAAAAAGCAAAAAAGTAGAGATTTTGGACGAAACAAAAATTCCTCTTGATTACATGCAAGAAAAAATTGAATACAAACCAATGAAATCTGAGATCTCGAAAGCTTTGAAATCTGGAATTGATATATCTGGAGTTGAACTAATCGAAACAGAAAGTTTGCAGGTAAAGTAAATGAGGAAATCAGAAAGTATAACAGAATATGCTAAAGCCTTTTGTAAAGCTCAGCTAGAGGTAAAGCAACCACTAAAAGATAAAGACAACCCCTTTTTCAAAAGCAAATACGTGCCTTTAGAAAACGTGACGGAAGCGATTACAAAAGCCTTTGCTAATAACGGGATATCTTTTTCGCAGGATCCAACAACAAACACAGAAAACGGTTATATCGATGTCGCAACGCTAGTCATGCACACGAGTGGCGAATGGGTGGAATACGGACCTTTAAGTGTTAAACCAACAAAAAATGATGTACAAGGAGCTGGTTCGGCTATCACTTACGCAAAACGCTACGCACTATCAGCAATTTTTGGGATAACAAGCGATCAAGATGATGACGGCAATGAAGCTAGCAAACCCAACAAAACAAATCAATCGCAAAAACCAACAAATAAAACGTCAAAAGGGGCAAGTTTCCAAACCCCGAAAATCAGCAATATCCAAGTAGAGACTTATAAATCTGATTTAAGCGATATTGCAAAAGCCACAAATCAAAATGTCGAAGAGCTAACAAAATGGCTAACAGATACCTTAAAAGTTAAAACACTGGAAGATTTACGCACAGAACAGATTGTATCGACTGATAATTTGATTAATAAATTAAAAAAGAAAGCAGAGCAAAAAAATGATTAATAACGTAGTACTAGTTGGTCGCATGACCAAGGACGCAGAGCTTCGCTATACAGCGAGTCAAGTAGCTGTAGCTACGTTCACACTTGCGGTAAACCGCAGATTTAAAGAGCAAAACGGGGAGAGAGAAGCAGATTTCATTAACTGTGTTATCTGGCGACAGTCTGCTGAAAATTTAGCCAACTGGGCTAAAAAAGGTGCCTTGATCGGAATTACAGGTCGTATTCAGACACGTAACTACGAAAACCAACAAGGACAACGTGTCTATGTAACAGAAGTTGTTGCAGATAATTTCCAAATGTTGGAAAGTCGTAATCAACAATCTGGTCAAGGTAACTCTTCGCAAAACGATAACAGTCAACCGTTTGGCAATTCAAACCCAATGGATATTTCAGACGATGATCTGCCGTTTTAAATGATATGGCTAACAGATATAGACAAAGGATATATGCGGTTTACGACGGAGACCCTTTTGTAGATGTTGGCACAAAGCATGAGCTAGCAGAAAGACTTGGTGTTACAGCTGACACAATAGTTTTTATAGCGTCGCCAGCTCATAAAAAGAGGAGACCGGATGGCAGACACGCAGAGTTTATAGGATACGAAGACGAATTGGAGGAGTAG